TGCGCCCACGCCGCCGCAGCCCGCCGGCAAACCCACCGGGCCCGGCTGGCTCAACAGCTGACCGCCATGACCAATGACGAGTGGCAGGCGCACGTGACGCGCGAAGCGGCAAAGGAGGTCGGCAGATGGCTCGAAGGGCGCGGAAGGCTCAATCAGCCCATCGCCGCCCTCACCATGGCCGACCTCGAGGCCATGGCCTCGAATGCGATCTCCCGCTTCATCGTCCTGGCCTCGCAGCGGATCAAGGAGCAGCCAACCGGCAACGAGGACCTGACCCGGCTCTTGCTCGGGTAGAGCCCTGCGCCCTCTGCGGGCGTCAGGCGCGCGGCTTCGGCTACGTCCACCGGCTGCAGTGGGGCCGATTTCCGCACCACCGCTTCTGCTCGATGCGCTGCCTCGACGCTGGATCGGCCCTCGCGAACAGGAGCAACGGAATGATCGACAAGACCGATATGGAGACCCGCGCGATCAAGGATGCCCGCCGCTTCCTGGCCGAGGCGCTGACCGAGCTCGGCCTCATGGCGCCCTTTCATGACCGCAGCGCGGCCGAGATCGACCGCATTATCGAGGCCTGCATCGACGGGTTCCAGGAGTCGATGCAGCGCCAGGCGGCCGAGAAGCGGACCCGCGATGACGATTTGAACGACCCTTTGCCCTTCTAGACGACGAAGCAGACCGATGATGTCTGGAGAGATTTGGCGCGTGGTCCCGAGCCTGCCTGACGTGCTCGTCAGCAGCGAGGGGCGCGTCATGATGATTCCCTACCGCGGGTCGATGCCGAAGGGCGGCGATCGTCCCTATGGCGGAAAGCCGACCTTCGGTGTTTGGAACAAGGCCGACGGCCGCTTCATCGTCACCATTCGTGGCCACACCTACAAGGTCGCCCGCCTGGTGGCGGAGGCATTCCATGGCCCCGCACCGTCTGAAGATGCCGTCGTGATGCATCTCGATGAGAATGCCGCAAACAATCGCGCCGACAATCTCCGTTGGGGTACGCAGAAGGAGAATCTCAACGCCCCGGGCTTTCTGAACTACTGCCGCTCACGCACCGGCGATGACAGCCCGATCATCAAGGGACGCCGCAGGAGGGGTTCCGGATGATCGACTTCAACCACGGCTCCGGCTTCGTCTACGGCGGTTTCGCCATTGAGCATGTCGCGACCCGCATCAATGCACTCATCGACGGCGCCCTCGTCGAGCGCCATCGCCGGCAGGCGCCGCGCGACTATCTCGGCGGAAGCCGCATCGGCGAGCCCTGTGCGCGACGGCTCGTCTATGAGATCGGCCATGTACCGCCGGACGAGGGCCGCGCGTTCGACGGCACCATTTTGCGCATCTTCGAGGCCGGTCATCGCTTCGAGACGCTGTCGATCGGCTGGCTGCGCGCCGCGGGCTTCGATCTCCGGACAGAGCGCCGCGACGGCGGCCAGTTCGGCTTCTCGGCTGCCGGTGGCCGGCTGCGCGGCCATATCGACGGCGTCATCGTCGACGGGCCCGATGTCGGCATCGCCTGGCCGGCTCTTTGGGAGCACAAGGCGCTCAACGCCAAATCCTGGAACGACCTGGTCAAGCGGGGGCTCAAGGTCTCGAAGCCGGTCTATTTCGCGCAGGTCCAGCTCTACATGGCCTACATGGAGCTCGCGGTCGCCCTCTTCACGGCGATCAACAAGGACACCCAGGCGCTCTATCACGAAGCCGTCGCCTTCGATCCGGCCGAGGCCCAGGGGCTCTCCGACAAGGCGGTCGAGATCATTCGCGCCGCGGAAGCCGGGGAGCTGCCGCCGCGCATCGCCTCAGCGTCCGACTTCTATCTCTGCCGCCTCTGTCCTTATCAGCGACGCTGCTGGGAGGGCGCGCCATGACCTTCACGCCCTCCGCGCTCCAGGCGAAGGCCATCGAAGCCATCAAGGACTGGTTCACGAACCGCACGGCGGAGAACCAGGTATTCCGGGTCTTCGGCTATGCGGGGACCGGAAAGACGACCATCACGAAGCACGCCATTGCCGAGCTGGGACTGGACGAGGGCATCCTCTACGCCGCCTTCACCGGCAAGGCGGCGCTGGTCATGACCCGCAAGGGCACGCCGGCTTCGACCATCCATTCGCTGATCTACCGCGTCTCGGAGGCGACCCCGGCCGAGATCGAGCGGATCAAGCAGGAGATCGCCGACCTCAAGGCGAAGCTGCCCACCATGGGCACCGCCGAGCGCCTGTTTGCCGACACGCAGCTGCGCTCGCTCGAGCTCCGCCTTGCCGACATCCACAAGCCGCGCTTCGTGCTGAACGAGCAGTCGGCCCTGCGCGACGCCAAGCTCCTCGTGCTCGACGAGGTGTCGATGGTCGGCGACGACATGGCGCGCGACCTCCTCGCCTTCGGCAAGCCCATCCTGGTGCTGGGTGACCCCGGCCAGCTCCCGCCGGTCAAGGGTGAAGGCGCCTTCACCAAGGACGCGCCCGACGTCCTCCTCACCGAGGTGCACCGGCAGGCCGGCGACAGCGCCATCATCCGCCTGGCCACGCTCGCGCGCGAAGGCAGGCCGATCCCCTACGGCGAGCACGATGCCTTCGTGTGGAAGATGCGCAGGCACGATGTTGCGCCCGAGCAGATGCTGCGCGGCGGCCAGGTCATCTGTGGCAGAAACGCGACCCGCATCCAGCTCAACCTTGCCATGAAGCGCGCGGCCGGCTTCGAGGGCGTCTATCCCATCGGGCGCGGCGAGAAGATCATCTGCCTCAAGAACCGCAACGATCTCGGCCTCGTCAACGGCATGTTCCTCGACCTCACCGAGATCGAGGACGAGGACGAACTCTCCTTCACCGCGGTCATCGACACCGAGGATGGCGAGAAGATCGGCGGCGCCAACGGAACACGCGAGCGCTTCCGCATCTATAAGGGGCATTTCGACGAGCACGTCGCGCCCGACCGCGAGCGTGAGCGGCGCGATCACTGGAAGAAGAAGACGCTGATCGAGGCGGTGTGGGGCTGGGCCATCACCTGCCACAAGTCGCAGGGCTCGCAATGGGAGAACGTGATCGTCTTCGACGACGGTCTCGCGCGTGACCCCGAGGACCGCGCCCGCTGGCTCTACACCGCCATCACCCGCGCCGAGCGCGGCCTCGTGATCCTCGACTGAGGCGCGCGCATGATCGATCTCAACGACGCGAGCGCCCCTCCGCCCCGCTTCGATCTCGACGCGATCGCCGCGCGCCTGCGCGACACTGCGGCGGTCTGGGTGCCGCAGCATTTCCCGAACGGGAGGCGGGAAGGCGACGAATGGCGGCTCGCCAACATCCGTGGCGATGCCCCGCGCAAGAACGGCTCCTGCGTCATCGCGCTCAAGGGCGAGCGCGCCGGCGACTGGATCGACTTCGACGGCGGCAGTGGCGGCGGGCCCCTGAGCACGCTTGCAGAGGCGACCGGCTATGCCGGGCACCAGCTGTTCGCCTATGCGGCCGAGCTGGCAGGCGAAGCCCCATTCGCGGCACGCCCGAGAAAGAAGGCTCCGCGTCAATCATCCGACGACGTGGCGCGCGAGATCGCCTTCATCCTGTCGGGCGCACACCCGATCGCCGGCACGCATGCGGCAGCATATCTCGCCGCCCGCGGGCTTGCGCTGCCGGCGTCGCCCGATCTTCTCTTCCATGACGATCTCGCGCACTGGGAGGCGAAGCGGGGCTTTCCCGGCATGGTCGCCATCGTGCGCGACGCCGGTGGCGCGCAGATCGCGCTCCATCGCACCTATCTCGACCCCGAGAAGCCCGCCAAGGCCGACGTCGCGCCTGCGCGCAAGACACTCGGGCCGGTCGGCGGAGGCGCGGTGCGGCTGGCCGAGCCGCACGACGGCCTCATCGCTCTGACAGAGGGCATCGAGACGGCGCTCGCGGCGATGACCGCATGCCCGGACCTGCCCGCCTGGGCAACGCTGTCTGCATCCGGGTTGGAGAGTATCGCTCTGCCGTCCGGGATCGCCCAGGTGCTGCTGCTCGCCGACCATGACGATGCCGGGCGCCGCGCCGCCGAGACAGCCGCCGTGAAGCTTGCGATGGAGGGCCGCGAGGTCTCCATCGCGCTGCCGCCTCGCGAAGGCGACGACTTCAATGACCTGCTCCTGCGCGAAGGCCCAGAAGCGGTCAGGGCTGCCATCGACGCCGCCGTGGCCTGGGGTGGAGACGATACGGTGCCGGCCAACGACGAGGGCGCCCAACAGCTCGAAATGGACCCCGTCATCGGCGCCACGGCACCGGAACCCGACGAGGTGGCGCGCACGGCCGCTACCTATCCGCTGCCCTTCATCGAGGGCGTTGAGCTCCGCTACTTCCGCACGCGCAAGGGAGACGTCCTCGTCCACCGCAATGCCGGCAAGGACAAGGATGGCCATACCATCTGGCGCGTGGTCGCGAGCCCCTTCGGCATCCCCGCCCGGCTGCGCTATCTCGACCAGGAGGGGACCTATGGTCTGCGCCTGCTCGTGCGCGACATGCAGGGCGAGCCGCGCGCTGTCGACTTGCCGCGCGCCGGCCTCGCCCGCCAGGGTGCGCAGGAGATCCGCTCCGCCCTCTTCGCCGCGGGCCTGCGCACCTATGGCGATGGCGACCAGGTTGCGCTGGCGGTGCTCAAGGCGGCCGATCCACGGGACGAGATCCTCGTCGTCAGCCGGCCCGGCTGGCACCGGCTCGATGGCTGCGACCGTCCGGTCTTCGTGACGCCGGCGGGCCGGGCAATCGGCGATGTACCGGCCTCCACGCTGGAGCTTGTCGCCAACGCCCGATACGACACCGTGCGCGGCAGCCTCGACGGCTGGAAGGCCGCGGCGGCCGCCGCGGCATCCGTGAAGGGCTGTCCGCACTTCCTCCTCGGCGTGCTCGCGGGATTCTGCGGTGTCGTGCAGTCGCTCGCCGGCCTCGACAGCTGCGGCATCAATCTTTCCGGCCTCTCGTCGAGCGGCAAGACCACCGCCCAGCGCCTCGCCGTCTCCGCCTGGACCTCGACAGCCATCGGTGCCGGACTGCTCCAGTCGATGCGCTCGACCGAGAACGCCATCGAGGTCTTCGCCCAGGCGGCGAGCGGCACGGTCCTCGCCCTCGACGAGCTCGCCCACGCCGACGGCCGTGCCATCGCCAAGCTCATCTACGCCATCGCCGGCGGCCAGGGAAAGGCGCGCATGACGGCCGGCGCCATCCTCAAGCAGCGCTATGCATGGTCGACCTATGCACTGCTCTCCAGCGAGTGCTCCCTGGAGGAGAAGGTGCGCGCCGACGGCGCCGCCTGGATCGCCGGCATGGCGGTGCGCATCCTCGACGTCGATGTGACCGAGGTGGACCGCTCAGTGCCGCTGGCCAGGCTCAGGGCCATCGCTGATGCAGAAAGCCACTGCGGCCATGCTGGCCCCGCCTTCGTCGAGCGGCTGGTCGCGGCGAAGCTGCATCATGCGCCGGATGCGCTGCGCGACCGCATTCTCGAACAGGCGCGCGAGCTTGCAGGCGACCGCGCCGATTCCGCACGGCTCAGAGCGGCGACCTGCCTTGCTCTCCCGCTCGTCGCCGGCAGGCTCGCCCAGGACTTCGATCTGCTGCCCTGGTCGATCGACATCGAAGCGCCGGTCCGCTGGGCCTGGGAGCGCTTCGAGAAGTCCTCCGATGCCGAGGCGCTCACCCCCGACGAGCAGGCGATCACGAGCCTGCGCGCCTGGATCGCGGAACGGTGGGACGTCACCATCAAATCGGTCGACATCGGCGTCGAGAGCTTCGACCGCAAGCTCAACAACCGTGAAGCCGTCGCCTGGTACGACGACGCGGCCATCTATGTGCCCGCGCAGCGCCTGCGCGAAGCAGCGGGCGAGACGCTGAAGACCCAGCAGATAGTCAAGGCGCTCGCCGACCGGGACCTGCTGGCGGCGCGCCAGGATCAGCGGCGGGCCACCGTGCGATGGGTCCCGAAGATCGGCCGCATCGACGCCTATGCGCTCAAGCGCTCCGAGTTCGGCCGCCGCTCGGCCTGGGCCGATCACGGAATACAGGAGGACGAGGCATGACGGCGCGCGTCCGTCCGTGCACGCGCGCTGTGGCAACTATGGCCAGTGTGGCCACGCATGGGCGTGTGGCCATTGTGGCACCTGTGGCCAGTGCCGCCGCGCCCGGCCATGTGGCCACTGTGGCACCTGTGGCCACTCCGCCCGCGTCGGCCGCCGCAGCAGGCATTCCAGTGGCCACACTTGCCACACGGCAAATCGCTGTGGCCACTGTTAACGCATTGATGAACAAGGGCAGTTGCCACACTTTCCACCGTGGCCACAGCTGGGGGACAGATATAGGGGAAGAGAGGCTCTTCCGTTCTTGCGGGAAGGTGCGGAGGGGTCGCGCGTCAATTTTATCTCTAGGAAGTGGAAAGTGTGGCAAGTGTGGCCACTCGCCTTTGTCTTCAAAGGCTTATCAGTGGCCACATGAAATTCCGATGTGGCAACTGTGGCCACTGGCGAAGATCGCCCGCCTTTCCGCACATCTCCGCCGTCGCCGGTCATGGACGCTGACCCTTATGGCGACGAGCGCGCTGCCACGGCAACGAGTCCGCGATCCTCCGTCCCATCGGTGATCCCGAGCCAAGCGGACGACGACGGCCAGCTCCGCCAAGAACCAGACCGTCGCCGTCCTGACCACAACGATCCCGATCACGGAGACCATCATGGCTTCGACGACTCTGGCCGCGGCGTGTGCGGATGCAAGCATGCCGGCGGTCGGCATGGCGCCGCCGCTCAGCGCCATCCTCTCTCTCGACCTCGGCACCACCATGGGATGGGCCGTGCGCATGGCCGACGGAGCCATTCACAGTGGCGCCGTCTCCTTCCGCCCGAGCCGCTATGACGGCGGTGGCATGCGCTACCTGCGCTTCCGCAGCTGGCTCGACGGGCTTGCCGCCGATGCCGGTGGTCCCGGCGCGGTCTACTTCGAGGAAGTCCGGCGGCATGTCGGCACCGACGCGGCGCATCTCTATGGCGGCTTTCTGGCGACACTGACCGCGTGGTGCGAGCAGAGGGGCGTTGCCTACCAGGGTGTGCCCGTCGGCACCATCAAGCGCCACGTCACCGGCAAGGGCAACGCGGACAAGGCGGCGGTGCTGGCCGCCGTCCGCGCACGCGGCTTTGCGCCCGCCGATGACAACGAGGCCGACGCCATCGCCATCCTGCTCTGGGCGATCGAGACGGGCGGAGGCGTGCGATGACCGCCGAGATGCTGCTGAAGCACGCGGCCGCGGTGGTCGCCAATCGGCGTGAGACCTACGGCTGTCCCCGCACCAGCATGGAAGCGATCGCGAAGCGCTGGTCGCTCACGCTCGGGCACACGGTGACGCCGGCGCAGGTCGCCCTCTGCCTCATCGACCTCAAGCTCGCGCGCCTCGCGCACGATCCGGCGCATCTCGACAGCATGGTCGATGTCGCCGGTTATGCCGCCGTCCTCCGGGAGGTGGCGCGGTGAGGTGGTTTCCGAAAGGCTATGGCGGGGAGCGCCGATCCATCGAGGAGATCAAGCGCGAGGGCTGGCGCGAGCAGGGCCTGCTGGTGGTGAGCGCCGAGGACCAGCGGCTCACCTGGCCCGAGCGCGAGCTCATCCGTCAGCTCGGCGAGAGGCTCTATGGCCGGCGCGCATCCCAGGAGGCGCGCCATGGCTGAGACACGCTGGACGCCGTCGCTGGTCGAGGAGCGGCTCGCCGAGGCGGCAAGCGTGCTCAAGCGGCTGCCCGAGCCGAAGCTGCAGGGCTATTACAATCTTTGGCCCAGGATCATCTACGAGTTCAGTGATCTGGTGGGACAGGAGCCCAGGCCGATGCGTGTGCTGCCGTCGCCCGCAGCGATCAGCCGCATGGAGGAGACCCTGACCTGGACCGGTGGCCTCGACCCTGTTGACGGCAAGATCGTCTGGATGCGCGCCTTCGGCGAGCGCTGGAAGACCATCTGCTGGACCGTCGGGCTGCAGCGCTCCGCCGCCCACGAGCACTGGCTCTATGGGCTCTGCGTGATCGCGTGGCGGCTCAATGGGCGGCGGCTCAATCGCAATCATTCGCGGCGCAAAGTGATCGAGATGACCGGAGCGGCGAAGCCTTGAGAAGTAAAGAGAAAGGTGTCCGGCGGACACTTTTCGCTCGGACAAAATCGGTCGGTTCCGATAGGGTAACCAAGCATCCTGGATCATTGCGTCACGCGCTGATCTGCCCCGTCCGGAGGGACGAGGACGGCTCCTCTGTGTCAAGGATTGATGCCAAAGGACCGGGTTCGACTGATCCAGCCAGAGCAGAACACCGTGCCGCGCAAGCATCGGGGCGCTCACGCCGAGATGATCGCGGCGTGCTGGCTGATGGAGCATGGCTGGGATGTCTTCCGGAACCTTTCACCTCACGGGCCGGTCGACCTGGTTGCGATCAAGGGAGATCAGGTGCGCCTCTTCGACGTGAAGCTGTGCAATTTCCGGCCACGGGAAACTGGCGGCTGGCAGGTTGCTGGCCCGGTCCTCAAGTCGAGCCAGGCGGCCCTTGGTGTCGAGCCGATCTTCGTGACGCCTGACGGGCTGTGCGCGTTCGACCGGCGAGCGTTCGAGGCTCTGTGCGAGGGCCTCGCCGATTAGGTTTCGATTGGACGGAGGCGAACCGAGCGCGAGCTTCGACCTCTTTCAGGGGCGCTGAGGCATGTGATGAAACGGCTGTCATCAGCCGCACGTACAGCCGTTTCATGACATCGCTCGTCAGACCTTCCCCATGGACGCAAAGCGATCGATGACGAGCTTGGTCTCGCGATCGATGACGTCGACCACCCGGGCGATGACCGGTCGATCCTTGCCTTCGGCAGCAAACCGTCGTTGCACATCGCGCGCGGCTTGAGGCAGAGCTCGCGCAAGATCGAGCAGCCGGCGGCGGACCTGCGGAAAGGCGAGTCCCGCCTCCTTGGCGAAGCGCTCCCAGTGGCGGGGGTAGATCGCGCCTGTTTCGTCTTTGCCGCCGATCCTCATGGCGAGCCGCGGTGAGAGACCGGGGTACACGTCCGTCGAGACCACATCGTAAAGGGGAGCGAGCTGAAGACCTTCGTCGGTGAACAGCAAGGAGAAGTTCTTGCCGTGCGCGTCACGATTGCCGATCAACAGGTTGAACAGCACGGCGTCGAGGAGACGGGCCAGGTCCACGACGGGACGCACGGCGGCGTTCCGCACGAGCTCGAAGCATTGGCGTAAGCTTGGGCCGCCTTCGGACTGGTACTTCAGCTCAGGCACGATGCCGAGAGCCTGGCAGAAATCCTCCTGGTGCAGCCGGCGGACGGCGCCGTCTCTTCCCCGAGCCCGGTCATAGCGGGCGACGAGCAGAAAGGGACGATCGCCGACCGCGCGAATCTCCGCCGCGGCGACGTCGAGCCCGATGGCCTTGGCGAGCGCGAGGCAGAACCCCTCGTTGAAGACCGTATCCTCGAAGCGCCGGATCGGAGGCTTTAGAATGTGGGTGCTCGGCGCGCCATGGAGCGGCAAGGCGATCCGTCCGTCGACGACGAGAACGGGCAGCTTGTCCTGCGCGCCGGCGAGGCTGAGGCGCACGCCTTCCTCACCGGCGAGCAGAGGCCGATCGGGAAGCACATCGAGAATGCGCCTTAATTCGCCGTCATCGAGAAGCCTGTAGTCGGCCTCCTTGGAAACAGGCGGCGGCGTCTCACCGGCATGAAGAAGCGTGATGGCGCCGGCGCATTCGCCGCCGATCCGGTCGAGCAACGCGAAGTCGTTGCGATCCGAGACGCCGAGCGCGCGCGCCACGAGCTCACGCTTCTCGGCCTCCGGCAGGAGGCCCGCGAAGAAAGGGCGCGTTTCCCGGTGATTGAAGGGCTCTGATCTGAGCGGGAGAGACCACGAGATGGGAACGCTTGCCGGGTCGGCCAGCCAGGCCTCGTGATAGGTGAAGCGAAGCTGACCGGAATCGTCCTGCACCAGCGTGCCCACGAGCCGCTGCTCGAAATAGACCTCAAGCTCTCGGGCCATTTGCGCGGTCCTTGTCCTTCAGTGTGGGTGGCATCGTCAGTTCGAGGGAGCACCCGAGCGTTCGGAGCACCTGGAGCACCTTGCCGATCTGAGCGGTAGGCTTGCCCTGCTCCAGCTCGATGATGAAACGGCGGTTCGTGCCGGAGGTGAGGGCGAGCTGGTCCTGCGTAACGCCGAGCGCGCGGCGCGCCTCGCGCACGAGGTTGCCCAAGCTTTTGCTGTCCGTGATCTTCATCGTCATGTTCCCGATCGGGAACATCTGGATCAGATTGACCCTCGTCCTTGCCGAATGTTCCCGCTCGGCCACATTACCCCATGGCTGCCGCGTCATCAAGCAGAATGTTACCGTTCGGGAACATCCAATTCGACACCCGAATGCACCCAAATCGACCTAACCCTTTGAAATCACGGGTCCTCCCTGGCCGAGATCGTATGCTGGCGGCAATGGCCCGAAAGCTCGCTACCGACAGCCCGAAAATCTGAGTTACCACCAGGCGGTGGTTACCACCCGCCCATTGGCAAATCTGTTGCCCGATCAAATGCTTGCCGCCCCGAAACGGGTGGCGGCCTCAGTGGTAACTGGTAACCGCGGTTACCACCCCGTCCTTCCGGATTCCGAGGTCCCTATCGCCACGGCTGCCCGACGCGGTCGGGTGATGACCGGGCTCGTTCTGCGGACCTTGCTTTGTTCCCCGGCGGCCACCGGGGATGAGACGCGACCATGTGCGATCCGAGCTTCATCGGGTCCGGTGGTCGCATTCGTGTGACCCCCTGACTCGCGTCCGGGGCGTGGCCGCGCCGGACCCGATGGAGACCATCATGGCAGCAGTCAAGGAAACGACCCAGATCGAGCTCCCGCCGCTCAACCTGGAAATCATCGAAGTCACGCTGATTGGCGACACGCCGCTGATCTCGCACGCCTGGTCGGAGAAGGCCAAGCGCGAGATGCTCGGCAAGCAGATGAAGGTCGCCAAGCCGGCCAAGGAGGCGAAGGACCCGCACGAGGACTTTCAGCAGAGCCTCTATCGGATCGAAGGCGGCGGCTATGGCTTTCCCTCGGTCGCCTTCAAGGCGGCTGCGGTCACCGCCTGCACTTCGGTTGCCGGAATCACCAAGGTGGCGGCGCGCCAGGCATTCCATGTGGTGGGCGCGCAATCGGTGGTGCGCGGCGCCTTCAACGGCGCGCTGATGCGGATGGACCTGGTGCGCATTCTGGGATCGGAGCCGGAGATGCGCGAGGACATGGTGCGGATCGCCATGGGCACTGCCGACATCCGCTACCGCGGGCAGTTCTGGCCCTGGCATGCCACGGTGCGGGTGCGCTTCAACGCCAATGTGCTGAGCGCGGCGCAGATCGTGAACCTGTTCAACACGGCGGGGTTCGGTGTGGGCATCGGCGAGTGGCGTCCCGAGAAGGACGGCCAGTTCGGCATGTTCCATGTGGCGACCGCCGATGAGCTGCAGCGCCTCGTTGCGGAGGCCGCGTGATGGATAGGCTCGAATATGCCTGGCGCGACGGCGCGCGGTTGCAGAAGGGCGCCCGCGTCCCGGCGCAGGCGGTGGGCGAGCGGCTGGAACGGCTGCGTGCCGCCGGCGCCGGCGAACTGACGCCGGAAGCGGTTGTCGAGGATGCGCGCCATCCGGCCTCGCCGCTGCATTCGCTGTTCGAATGGGACGACACGCAGGCCGCCCATCAATATCGCCTGGTGCAGGCGCGCGCCGTGATCCGTGCCGTCATCGTGCGCTACCGGGCCGCTGCCGGAGATGGCGCGCGCAGCGTGGTGGCGTTCGTGAACCTGAAGGACGGCGACCGCCAGTACTACACCGCCACCGCGGTCGCGCTGTCGGATCCCGCGCGGCGCGCCATTGCGTTGCGCCAGGCCTGGGAGGATTTCCAGGCGCTGCGCCGGCGCTACGCGCAACTGGCCGAGTTCGCCCAACTGTTCGCGGCGCTCGACGAGATCGAGCGGGCACTGCCACCGCTGGCGGCGTGACTTCTCAATGGCGTGGCTAGGCTAGGTCTGGCGCCGTCGGCGGGGCGCGGCAAGGCCTGGTCGGGCATGGCTGGCGGTGTTTGGCACGATCGGGCTGGTCCAGGCGTGGTGAGGCTTGGCACGGCAGGCGCCGCATGGCTGGTTCTGGTCCGGAAGGGCCGGGCAAGCCTGGGCGGGGCAAGTCGTGGCCGGCATGGCGTGTCGAGGTTGGCGGGGCTGCGCACGGCAAGGCGGCTTGCCACGGACTGATCCAAACAACCATGCGCGATCTTCGCTTTCAGGCCTCGGCCATCGAGCAGTGGCCGATCGGGAAGCTCGTTCCCTATGCGGCCAATGCCCGGACCCACGACGAGCGCCAGATCGGCCTCCTGGCGGGAAGCCTGGTCGAATATGGCTGGCTCGTTCCCTGCTTGATTGACGACGGGGGCACGCTGATCGCGGGGCATGGCCGCGTGCTGGCGGCGCAGCGTCTCGGCCTCAAGAGCGTGCCGGTGATCCGGATCTCGCATCTGACGCCGGCCCAGCGCCGCGCCTATCGTCTTGCCGACAACAAGCTCACCGAACTCGGCGGCTGGAACGAGGACCTGCTCGCGGCGGAACTGCATGCGCTGAACGGCGAGGGCTTCGATCTCGACGGCCTCGGCTTCGACGAGGCCGAGCTCGATCGGCTGATGGCGCCGCTCGACGACACGGATGCGATGTCGCCGGACGGCGAGACCAAAGAAGGCAGCGACGCGGACGATGCGCCCGAGCCGCCGCGCGAGCCCGTAAGCCGGCCGGGCGATCTCTGGCGGCTCGGCGATCATCGGCTGCTCTGCGGCGACAGCACGGACGCGGGGTCTGTTGCCCGGATCATGGATGGCGAGCGCGCATCGCTGCTGTTCACGAGCCCGCCCTACGGCAACCAGCGGAACTACACCACCGGCGGCATCGGCGACTGGAACGCCCTGATGCGCGGCGTCTTCGGCCACCTTGCCGAGGTGGTGGCCGAGGATGGCCAGGTGCTCGTCAATCTCGGCCTCGTCCACCGCGACAACGAGTGGCAGCCCTATTGGGAGGCCTGGCTCGACTGGATGCGGGCGCAGGGCTGGCGCCGCTTCGGGCTCTACGTCTGGGACCAGGGGCCCGGGCTCCCCGGCGACTGGAACGGCCGGCTCGCGCCCGCCTTCGAGTTCGTGTTCCACTTCAATCGCAAGCCGCGCAAGCCGAACAAGATCGTGCCCTGCAAGTGGGCCGGCCACATCAACGACAGCCACGGCGGCATGCGGGGCAAGGACGGGACGGTGGGCGAATGGACGCATGCCGGCCAGGGCGTCCAGGAGACGCGCATCCCCGACAACGTGCTGCGCATCACCCGCCACAAGGCGCGTGGGCTGGAGACCGAGCACCCGGCGGTGTTTCCGGTGGCGCTGCCCGAGTTCGTGATGCGCGCCTATAGCGACGAAGGCGATGTCGTCTACGAGCCGTTCGCGGGTTCGGGCACCAGCATCATCGCCGGCGAGCGGACCGGCCGGCAGGTGCGAGCGATCGAGCTTGCACCGGAGTACATCGACGTCGCGCTTCTGCGGTGGCGGCAGCTCTTCCCCGATCAGCCAGTGATCCTCGACGGCGGGACCGAAGACTTCGAAGCGGTCGCAAGGCAGCGCGGCGTTGGGCTTGCGCCGATCTCTTGAGGGGCAGGCAATCCGGAGCGGCGCCGGCGCGGCCGGCATGGCGCGTCGAGGCTTGGCGGGGTTTGGCAAGGCATCGCCCGGCTGTCCTGGTCGTCCGCCTGTGAGCCCATCATGAAAGACCTTCGCTTCCGGTCCTCGGCGATCGAGCTTTGGCCAGTCGACCGGCTCATCCCCTATGCGGGCAACGCGCGTGTGCACGGCGAGGATCAGGTGGCAAGGCTTGCCGAAAGCCTCGTGCGCTTCGGCTGGACCGCACCCTGCCTCGTCGATGAACGCGGTGTGCTGGTCGCCGGTCACGGCCGGCTGCTTGCGGCCCGGAAGATCGGGCTCAGGGAAGTGCCGGTCATCCGCCTCGACCACTTGAGCGACGCGGAGGCGCGTGCCTACCGCATCGCCGACAACAAGCTGACCGAGCTTGCCGGCTGGGATGACGCGATGCTCGCAGCTGAGCTAGGGCGGCTCAAGGAGGACGGGATCGACCTCGATCTCCTCGGCTTTGGCGAGGACGAGCTCGACCGCCTGCTCGATGACCTGAACGGGACCGATGGCGCGACGGAGGGCGAGGACGCCGTCCCGGAGCCGCCTGTGGAACTCGTCTCGCGCCCGGGCGACCTCTGGCTGCTTGGCGCGCACCGCCTGCTCTGCGGCGACGCCACCAGTACGAGCGACGTCGAGCGGCTGCTCGCGGGCGCGGTTCCGCACCTGATGGTGACGGACCCGCCCTATGGGGTCGAGTACGATCCCTTTTGGCGCAACGAGGCCGGCGTATCGGCGACCGCGCGGACCGGCCGCGTTTCGAACGATGACCGTGCCGACTGGCGCGAGGCCTGGGCGCTGTTTCCGGGCGACGTCGCCTATGTCTGGCATGCGGGCGTCCATGCGCGCACCGTCGCCGAGAGTCTGGAGGCGAGCGGGCTGATGATCCGTTCGCAGATCGTCTGGGCGAAGCCGCGCTTCGTGCTCGGCCGTGGCGACTACCATTGGCAGCACGAGCCGTGCTTCTACGCGGTCCGCAAGGGCGCGAGCGGGCACTGGCAGGGCGCGCGCGACCAGTCGACGCTGTGGACGATCCCCTGGTCAAGCCAGGGGACCAGCGGCGGCGATGAGGACGAAGCGACGACACACGGCACGCAGAAGCCGGTCGAGTGCATGCGCCGGCCGATCGTCAACAACAGCCGGCGCGGCGATCGCGTCTACGAGCCCTTCGCCGGCAGCGGCACGACCATCGTTGCCGCGGAGAGCACGGGGCGCGCCTGCCTCGCGCTGGAGATCGACCCGCGCTACTGCGACGTCATCGTCGAGCGGTGGCAGGCGTTCACGGGATCGCCCGCGATCCTCGAGGGTGATGAGCGGACCTTTGCGGACCTGAAGGACGAGCGGGCGGCGGCGTGAAGCAATCGCGCACCATGTCGCTGGTCGAGGCGATCGCCAACGTGGCCGTCGGTTTCGGCGTGGCGGTGCTGGCGCAGATCGTGGTGTTCCCGATCTTTGGGCTTCACATGCCGTTCACGGACAACCTTCTCATCGGCGCGATCTTCACGGGCCTGTCGATCGGGCGCTCCTACGCGCTGCGCCGGCTGTTCGAGGCCCTGCGGCGGGCATGACCGGGGCGCGGCCGCGCCCCGTCCCCCCGGATCATCAAATGATCCGGCCGGGCCGGAAAAAGTAATCAGATTAACCGCTTATCCGCTTGGCTCCGGGCCGAAGCAGCGCCTCTATGGCGGCACAGACGATGGAGACCGCCATGAACGCCATCCTGCAGACCGCCAACCCCGATTGGGGCTTCTTCGGGACCATCCGCCACCACGCCGACCCCGCCGAGGCCTGGACGATCGCAATGCCGGCGATCGCCGCCGCGACCGGCTGCCCCGATGCCGCCGTGCGCGACTTCCTCGACAGCCGGCACGGCCGCCACTTCGCCGACGACGTCGCTGGCGGGCTCTTCAGGGGCCTCGATCTGAGAGCCGCCGTCGAGGCCGCGGTGGACCGCTGGATGGGCTGGACCATCGGCCGCCGCACCGAGCGCGAATACGGCATCCCGCTCGGGCTGCCGTACCTGACCGGCTTCGTCACCCACTGCGAGATCGAGGCCGACGCCTTCGCCTGATCGAGCCGCCTCGCCCATGGCCCCGCGCCGCATCGCGGCCGGGGCTCGGGGTGGTAGAAGCGCCGCGATGGTCGCGGCGCCCTGCCCAAGGAGGCACCGATGACCAAGACCGAGCTTTCACCCACCCAGCAGTCGCTCCTGAAGTCCGCCGCCGGCTGCGAGGACCGCGCCATCCGCTGGCCCGACAATCTCCGGGGCGGCGCGCGCACGAAGATCATCACGGCGCTCGTCGAGGCGGGATTCGCGGAGAACCGGAAGGGCACGCTGGTCGTGACGGAGGCAGGCATGCGCGCCGTCGGCGTCGCCCCCGAGGCTGCACCCAAGCGCGCCCCGCACACGAAGGCCGCCGGGGCCCCGCGCAAGATGCGCGAGGGCAGCAAGCAGGCGCGCCTGATCGAGATGCTGAAGCGCAAGGAGGGCGCAAGCATCGAGGAGATCGTCGAGGCCTTCGGCTGGCAGCCGCACACCGTGCGCGGCGCCATCGCCGGAGCGCTCAAGAAGAAGCTCGGCCTGACCGTCACATCCGAGAAGGTGGATGGCCGCGGCCGCGTGTACCGGATCGAGGCCTGAGGAGGCGCCGATGTCCGGAAAGCGTGGATACGACGTCATCTCGATCGGCAGCCTCGCGGGCGAGGCGCTGATCCTCACGAAGGGAATCACGCGGCGCGACATCCCGCGCGTGACCGAAGAGTACCGGAAGCGCGAAGGCGTGCGCGTCGGCACCGTGATCGGCGTGAATGAGGACGGCATCGTGGGTTCGGAGCGCGAGGGCTGGCATCCGGGCCTGCCGGATGCATTTGCCAAGCCCTTCATCATCATCCCCTGGGTGCAGGTTCTCGAGCTCCTGGGGCGTGTGCCCGAAGGGACGACGGGGAAGCTCCTCGACGCCGACGAAAGTCCTGCGACGAGGACCATCAAGGTGAGCGACGCCACGTACCGGGCCATCGCCGAAGAGGCGGTCCTGCCGTTTCGCTCGACGGCCACCCGGCAGCAGGATGGGAGCTGGCTGGTGCCCATCGCCGACGATACGTGGGAGCGGCTCCAGCAGCACCGGCTGCCCGGCGAGACCGACGACGACGTGGTGTTGCGCCTGATCAGCCAGTACCGCGGCCACAAGCCGAACTGATCGGCGATGCCGCAGCGACGCCGCCGGGACCAGCGTCCCGGCGGCAGTCGTTTGGGCGGGCCGTTCTTCCGGAGACTTCCATTGGGACTGTCGATCCGCGCCTATGCCAGGGCCCGTGGCGTGAGCCACGTGGCGGTGCTCAAGGCCGCCAAGGCCGGCCGCATTCCCCTGGAGCCCGACGGCACCATCGATCCCGCCAAGGCCGATGCGGCCTGGGCGCGATCGACCGAGCCCGAGCGGTCGCGTGCCAAGCCCGAGAAGTTGAAGCCGGTCGCCGAAGCGGCGGTCGGTTCGGTGCGCGAGACGCTCAAAGAGCAGGGCCTGCCCGCGAGCGGCAGCGTCACCTTCGTGCAGGCGCGCACCGCCCACGAGATCGCCAAGGCGCATCTCGCGCGGCTCCGGCTTCAGGAACGCAAGGTCGAGCTCGTCGACCGGGCGCGGGCGACGGCGCTCGTGTTCCGGCTCGCCCGAGAGGAGCGGGACGCCTGGGCGAACTGGCCGGCGCGCGTCGCGGCCCTGATGGCGGCCGAACTCGGCGTCGAGGCGCATGCCGTTCAGAAGCTGCTCGAAACGCACGTCCGCGTGCATCTGGCCGAGCTCGCCGAGGTGCGGCCCGACTTCCGATGAAGACACTTGGATGATCTCTTCGCCTTCGACGGCGCGGACGAGCTGCTGCAATGCTGGCGCGAGGGGCTGACCCCCGATCCGGCGCTGACGGTCTCGGAATGGGCGGACCGCCACCGCTTCCTGAGCCCGCGGGCGTCGGCCGAGCCGGGGCGCTATCGCACCGATCGCACGCCTTATATGCGCGCGATCGTGGATGCGCTGTCGCCATCGCATCCCGCCCGGCGCGTCGTCTTCATGAAGGCGGCACAGGTGGGCGCGACCGAGGCCGGCAACAACTGGATCGGTTACGTCATCCATCATGCGCCGGGGCCGATGCTCAGCGTCCAGCCGACGGTCGAGCTGGCCAAGCGCTTCTCGCGCCAGCGCATCGACCCGCTGATCGCCGAGAGCCCGTCCTTGCGCGAGCGGGTGAAGCCGGCGCGCTCGCGCGATGCCGGCAATACGGTGCTGTCGAAGGAGTTCCCGGCCGGGCTTCTGGTCATCACCGGCGCCAACTCGGCGGTCGGCCTGCGCTCGATGCCGGCGCGCTACCTCTTCCTCGACGAGGTCGACGCCTATCCGCCCTCGGCCGACGAGGAAGGCGATCCGGTCGCGCTCGCCGAGGCGCGCACGCGCACCTTCTCCTGGCGGAGCAAGGTGTTCATGACCTCGACGCCGACGATCCACGGGATCTCGCGCATCGAGCGCGAGTATGAGGCGTCCGACCAGCGCCGCTTCTTCGTGCCGTGCCCCCATTGCGCCCATCGCCAGTGGCTCAGGTTCGAGCGGCTGAAGTGGGACAAGGGCAGGCCTGCTACGGCGCATTACCTGTGCGAGGCCTGCGACGGCGCGATTGAAGAGCACCACAAGACGGCGATGCTGATCGCCGGCGAGTGGCGGCCGACGGCCGAGACCTCCGATCCGGCGACGATCGGCTTCCACCTCTCGGCGCTCTACTCGCCGGTCGGCTGGCTGTCCTGGGAGGCGATCGCGCGCATGTGGGAGGCGGCCACCACCGACGAGGCGAGGCGCAGCTTCAAGAACGGCGTGCTCGGCGAGACCTGGATCGAGACCGGCGAGGCGCCCGACTGGCAGCGGCTCTACGAGCGTCGCGAGGACTTCGCCGTCGGCACGGTGCCGGCGGGCGGGCTGTTCCTGACCGCCGGCGCCGACGTCCAGAAGGACCGGATCGAGGTTTCGGTCTGGGCCTGGGGCCGCGGCCTCACCAGCTGGCTCGTCGAGCACATCGTGATCGTCGGCGGCCCGGAACACGCCGAAGCATGGGCGGAACTCTCCGCGCTCCTCGACCGCACCTGGCCGCATGCCCATGGGCAGCGGCTCGGCCTCGCCAAGCTCGGCATCGACACCGGCTACGAGGCGCCGGCGGTCTATGCCTGGGCGCGCCAGGCCGGCTTCGCCCAAGTCGCGCCCGTGAAGGGCGTTGAGGGCTTCAACCGCGCCGCACCCGTGGTCGGGCCGAGCTATGTGGACGTGACCGAGGGCGGCAGGAAGCTCCGCCGCGGCGCGCGGCTCTGGACCGTGGCGGTCGCCACCTTCAAGAGCGAGACCTACCGGTTCCTGCGGCTCGGCCGGCCGACGGAGGACAGTGAGGCGGAACCGTCGCGCCAGTGGCGCGGCGTAAGTCCGCCGAACGCCGAGGGGGCGCAGTACCCCGCCGGCTATGTCCACCTGCCGAAGGGGACCGAGGCCGAGTGGGTCAAGCAGCTCGTCGCCGAGCAGCTCGTCACGGTGAAGACGAGGCGCGGCTTCCAGCGCCTCGAATGGCAGAAGCTGCGCGAGCGCAACGAGGTCCTGGACTGCCGCGTCTACGCCCGCGCCGCCGCCTGGATCGCCGGCGTCGACCGCTGGAGCGAGGGAACCTGGCGCGACCTCGAGGCCCAGGTCGCGGCAAACGACGGCGAAAGCGGAACGATGCCGGGGGCGGATGATCCGTCTACGGAGGAAGGCTCCGCCGAGACGCCCTCGGCGGGCCTCCTGCGGCGTGAGCGGCGGCCGCGCGGCCGGCGCGTGTTCACCCCGAGCTACTTGAGCTGAACCCGAGACCCATGACGCTCGAAGAGATGATCGCGCGCCGCGATGCGCTGCTCGCCGCCCGTTTCCGCGGCGTGCGTACCGTCGAGATCGAAGGCCGGCGCATCACCTATGCGACCGATGCCGAGATGGCCGCCGCGCTTGCCGACCTCGAGCGGCGCATCGCCGAGGAGAAGGCGGGCGCCCGCCGACGCATCGTTCGCACGACGGCAAGCAAGGGGCTCTGACCCGTGCTGGAATCGATCACACGGTGGCGCCGCCGCATCGGCGCACTGGTGGGCGGCTTTGAAGCGGGACAGGGAAGCCGAAGACTGCGGCACTTCCAGCCGAGCCGGGCGCATCTCAACACGCTGATCGCCGCCGCCGGCGCCGACATCACCGCGCGCGCCCGCTGGCTCGTGCGCAACAACGGCTATGCGGCGAACGCCATCGAAAGCTGGGCCGGCAACGTGGTGGGCGACGGCATCAAGCCGTCGTCCCTGATCGCCGATGCCGATCTCAAGGCGCGCGTGCAGCGCCTCTGGCTCGACTGGACCGACGACAGCGACGCGGAGGGGTTCACCGACTTCTACGGCCAGCAGCGACGCGCCGCGCGCGAGGTGTTCATCGCCGGCGAGGTGTTCTTTCGCTTCCGTCCGCGCCGGCCCGAGGACGGGCTCATGGTGCCGCTGCAGCTGCAGATGATCCCGTCGGAGATGCTGCCGCTCACGCGCAATGAGCCGCTTCCCGGCGGCAACGTCATCTGCCAGGGCATCGAGTTCGATCGGATCGGTCGGCGCGTCGCCTACCATTTTCTCCGCCGCCATCCGGGCGACATCACCGACCCAGGGCTGGTAGGCGAGACGGTGCGGGTGCCGGCGTCCGAGATCATCCACGTCATTGATCCGGTCGATGCGGGGCAGTTGCGCGGGATCTCCCGCTTCGCGCCGGGCATCGTGAAGCTGTTCCTGCTCGATCAGTACGACGATGCGGAGCTCGACCGGAAGAAGGTCGCGGCGATGCACGCGCTCTTCATCACCACGCCGGCGCCGGCGGAGCCGTTCGATGTCGCCGAGAGCGACGAGGCGGGCGAGCGCACCATGGACCTGCAGCCCGGCCAGATCGTGATGCTGGAGCCGGGCGAGGAGGTGCAGACCTCGGCACCGGCGGATGTCGGCCAGACCTACGAGCCGTTCCAGTACCGGACGCTCCTGCAGGTCTCGGCGGCGCTCGGCATTCCGTACGCATATCTGTCGAACGACATGTTGAAGGCGAACTACTCGAACTCGCGGCTCGCGCTCCTCGAGTTTCGCCGCCGCATTGAGGCGTATCAGCATTCGGTCATGGTCTGGCAGATCTGTCGGCGGGTCTGGGCACGATGGCTCGATACGGCGGTCGTTTCAGGCGCGCTTGCCTTGCCCAATTACGAACAGCAGAGGCGCGTTTATCTCGGCTGTTCCTGGCTGCCGCCCAAATGGGACTGGGTCGATCCGCTGAAGGACGCGCGCGCCGAGATCGAACAGATCGAGGCGGGGCTGAAGAGCCGGACGCAGGCGCTCGCCGAGCGCGGCTATGACGCCGATCAGGTCGATGCCGAGATTGCTGCGGACCGTGCGCGAGAGCGCCAGCTTGGCCTCTCCTTCGGCAGCGCCTCATCCGACCCGACGCTGCAGACCGATGCTCAAGAGGCTGCTCCAGCCGACAACCAGGCGAACGTCGCCGCCGACTGAGGTTTCCATGACGCGATTGAATCCGCTGCTCACCCGGCTCGGCGGCCGGCCCTTGGCGATCGCCCCGCGGGCGCTCGACGGCCTGCTCGCCGCCGGCCCAATGCTCGATACCCGTCCGGCCATGCTTCCGGCCCGCAATGCGTCTCCAGGGGCGAGTCATGTTCTCACCGAGGCCGGCATCGCCGTGGTGCCTATCGTCGGACCGCTGGTGACGCGCGGCGACTGGCTCACCAGTCTCCTCGGCGCCAACGACTATGGCGAGATCGCCAGCGCCATCGAAGCCGCGCTGGCCGATCCAGCCGCGCGGGCCGTGTTGTTGGAGATCGACTCGCCGGGCGGCGAGGTCGGCGGTCTGTTCGACCTGGTCGATCGCCTCGTGTCCCTGCGCGAAGCCGCGCAGAAGCCGCTCTGGGCTGTCGCGAGCGAAAGCGCGCTGTCGGCTGCCTTTGCCATCGCCAGCGTGGCGGACCGCCTTTACGTCACCCGGACGGCGGAGGTCGGATCCATCGGCGTCGTCGCCATCCATGTCGACGAGAGCGTCGCCGACGTCATGGCCGGCCTCAAATGGACGCTCGTGCACGCGGGCGACCGCAAGATAGATGGCAATGCCCACGAGCCGCTCTCGGATACGGCGTTTTCGGCGATCCAGGCGGATGTCGACGCGCTCCATGCCGACCTCGTCACCCTGGTGGCGCGCAATCGGAACATCAGTCCCGACGCCGTGCGTGCCACCGAAGCCGCGATCTATCGGGGTCAGCGCGGCATAGACGCCGGCCTCGCCGACAAGCTCGGCACTGCCGATCTCGCTCTTGCGGATCTCGCCCGGGCGCTTGACCCGCCACGCCTCATCGCGGGCGCATCGCAACGCGCCCGCGCTCATCAACCTTCAAGGAGAAACACCAAGATGACAGTCGAACCCGACCGCAACCCGGCTGCCGAAGACGCCGCGGTCAGCGAGACCCGCGCACCCGATCCGGAAACGCCCGAGGCTCCGCTGTCGGCGCCGCCGGTCGTTGTAACGGATGTAGCCGACGAGCCCAGCGCCGATCAAACGGCCGAGCGGCTGCGTGCCGAATATGCGGAGATCGCCGCCATCGCCGCCCAAGGCGCCCGGCTGGGCGTCGCCATCGACGCCGCCGACGCCATGGCGAAGGGAGTGGCGCCGCATGCGCTGCGAAGCTCCATCCTCGACGCCCTCGCGGCACGCGCCGAGGCGAGCTCTGTCGTCGCCGTGGCGCCGTCACCGGCCGGCTGGCCGGCATCGAACGGCGGCGAAAGCCCCATCGTACGTCGTGCGCGTGAGCGCGCCTCGGCCAACCGCAGCTGACGACAAGGAGGATCATCATGACCGTTCTCACCATGTCGCCGACCCTCGGCGACCTGCTCAAATACGAGCTCAATGCGAGCTACTGCCGCGAGGCTGTGACCCTCAAGGCCGGAACCGACTACGCGCTCGGCTCCGTGCTGGGAAAGATCACGGCCTCAGGCAAGTACCGACTTGCGCCGGCGGCCGAGGTAACCGGCGACGAAGGGGCGGAGATCGCAACGGCCGTCCTGATCGAGGCGGTCGACGCGACGGCCGGCGACAGGACCGGCCTCGTGATTGCCCGCGGCCCGGCGATCGTCTCGAAGGCGGCGCTCGTCTTCGACGCCTCCGTCGATGACGCGACCAAGACGGCGGCCAAGCACGCCGAGCTCAGTTCTGCCGGCATCGTGCCGCGCGACACCGCCTGATCCACGCTCGTCGGATCCAATCTGTCACCGGCTCCGAGGCGTCCGCCTCCGGGGCCTTTTTCATGCCCGTTCCATCCCAAGGAGACCCGACATCATGGTCGCCATGATCAATCCGTTCGATGCGGGCGGCTACTCGCTCGCCGAGATGACCCAGGCCATCAACATCCTGCCCAATGTCTACACCCGGCTCGGGCAGATGGGCCTGTTCCGCTTCGAGGGCGTCACCCAGCGTTCCGTCGTCATCGAGCAGGCGGAAGGCGTGCTAAACCTCCTGCCGACCGTGCCGCTCGGCGGTCCCGCCACCGTCGCCAATCGCGACACGCGCACCATGCGCTCCTTCACCGTGCCGTGGATCCCCCACGACGACGTGATCACGCCGCAGGACATTCAGGGCGTGCGCGGCTTCGGCGTGGCCGACGCCGCCGATCCGCTCGCCACCGTCATGGAGCGCAAGCTCACCCGCATGCGGGTCAAGCACGCCCAGACGCGCGAGTACATGGAGGTCAACGCGCTGCGCGGCATCGTCAAGGATGGCGCCGGCACCACGCTCTACAATTACTTCACCGAGTTCGGGCTCACGCAGCTCGAAACCGACTTCGTGCTCGGCACCGCCGGCACCCAGGTCCAGGGCAAGGTGCGCGATGTTCTGCGCAAGGTCGAGACCGAGCTCAAGGGGGAGACCATGACCGGTGTGCTGGCGATGGTGAGCCCCGAGTTCTTCGACAAGCTGATCGGTCATGCCAAGGTCGAGGAGGCCTACAAGTACTATTCCTCGACCGGGGCGCAGCCGCTGCGCGAGGACACCCGCCGGCGCTTTCCCTTCGCCGGCATCCTGTTCGAGGAGTACAACGCCACCGTCACGCTCTCGACCGGCGCAACGGAAACGCTGATCCCCTCCGGCGAAGGCATCGCCTTCCCGCTAGGCACGCTCGACACCTTCGTCACCCACGGCGCGCCGGCCAACCTGATCGAGACGGTCAACACGGTCGGCCTGCCGATCTACGCGCGGCAGATCGCCCGCCCCGACGGCAGCGCCATCGAGGTCAAGACCGAGGCCTCGATCCTGCCGATCAACAAGCGGCCGCGTCTCGCCGTGCGCATCTTCTCCAGCAACTGAGCATGAGCATCTTCGCAGAGGCGATCGACGACCTCTTCGCCGATCCCAATCTCGCGCGGGATGCCATCTGGCGGGCAGGCGGCACGGGCGCGCCGGTGACCGTCCGGATCGTCTTGCGACAGCCGGATCGTGTCGAGAGCTTCGGCGAGACGCGCATCTGGAGCGAAAGCGTCATTGGTGATGTACGAACGCGCGACGCCCCGAGCCTGGCGGAGGCAGATGTCTTCGAAATCGACGGCGCGTTCTACGTAATCCAGGGAGAGCCCGTGCGCGACAGCGAACGCCTTGTCTGGACCGTGGAGCTGAGACCGGCATGAGGCTGTCCGCGACCATCATCGGTGACCTTGGTCGCATCATGGCCGAGGAGGTCAAGGCGGCCGAAAAGGCTGTCACGGCCGGTGTCGGTGAGGCGGCGGAGGGACTCAAGACCGAGCTCAGAACGCAGATCACCAATGCGGGGCTCGGCCCTCGGCTGGCGCGCACCTGGCGGTCCGAGACCTTCCCCAAGGGCCAGAACAGCATCCGTGCGGCGGGGCTCGTCTGGTCGAAAGCGCCGGGCATCATTCGCATTTACGAAGACGGCGCCACCATCCGGTCGACCAAGGGTTTCTTCCTGGCCATTCCGACCGCTGCCGCCGGACGCTTTGGCGACGGTGGCCGCAAGATTACGCCCGGTGGATGGGAACGGCGGACCGGGCAGCGGCTGCGCTTCGTCTACCGGCGCAACGCTGCGTCTCTGCTCGTCGCCGACAACATGCGCGCGCGGACGGGGAAGCGAGGCGGATACGCCAGAGCCAGTGCCGCCGCTGTGCGCAGCGGGCGCGGCTTGGTGACCGTGCCGATCTTCATTCTGGTGCCGCAGGTCACATTCAGGAAGCGGCTCGATATCGCCTCCGCCGCGAACAGTTGGCAGGAGCGCCTGCCGGGTCTCGTCGTCCGCAACTGGGTCGACGGGCGGTAGCCCCGTCTTCGCCTTCTTCGCATCCCGGTGCATGTGCGCGCCGCACCGCGTGCGGAGCGATCAGCTGCATTGCCCTCAAGCCTGAGGAAAACCAGTGTCCAGCCGTCGTGAAGCCATCCTCGGAGCTCTATTCCAGACGCTCGACACCACGTTGGACGCGAACGTGCGTCGCAACGAGGTGCTGCCCGAGAAGGTGCCGGTATCCGGTCTCGTCATCCTACGCGACGGCGATCCGGGAGAGCCGGACGTGACGCTCAATCCGCGCACGGAGTTCTACGCCCACCGGGTCGAGATCGAGGTCTACGTATCCCGCGATCCGACGGGCGGCGGCGAGGCAGCGCTCGATGCGCTTCTCGGATCGATCGGTACGGCACTCACGATCGATCCCTCCCTCGGCGGTCTCGCCGAGAACCTGACGCCATCGGCGCCCGAAACCGGAGCGCTGGGAATAGAGGGCGCGGCCCCGATCCTGACCGCCCGGCTCATTGTCACGGTCGAATACCTGGTGAGCGATCCGCTCACCGACTGATCTTCAAGAACAGGAGTTATCCATGCCCAAGGTGCGCGCTTACGGCGCGGACGCCACGCTGAAGGCTTGCCGTGAGGCGAGCTACGGGGCGGCTCCGCTCTCCGGTTATCGAAGCCTCGACTTCAAGTCGACGGACCTGTCTTCGGCGCAGCCGCTGGGGGACGACCCGCTCCTGGGGCGGGGACGCAATGCGCAGGATCCCTATCGCGGGCTGATCACCGATGAGGGGCAGATCGATATCCCGTTCGACCTGCGTGGCACCGGCTTCTGGCTGACCGGCCTGTTCGGCGACCCCGTGACGACGGCGACGAACGCCTCTGGCTCGATCGCCTTCGCGGCAAACCCGTCGCCCGGCGACACCATCACGCTAAACGGCACGGTCTGGACTTTGGTCGCGGGGACGCCCTCGGGCAACCAGACCGAGATCCAGGCGACCGTGACGCAGACCGTCGATCAGCTGGTCGACGATCTCAACGCCTCGGCCGATGCAGAGATCGCCAAATGCACCTATTCCCGGCCGACGAGCACCCAGACGCTCGTGATCCTGTTCGACACGGCCGGCCCGACTGGCAACAGCTTCAGCCTTGCAGCATCGGCGGCGAGCGTGTCCGGCCCGACGCTGACCGGTGGCGGCTATGCCCATGTCTGGGAAAGCGGCGCCGACGACATCCCGAGCTACACGATCGAGATCGGCCACCCGAAGCTGACGACCCCGGTCTTCTTCCGCCATCTCGGCACGGTGATGGAGAGCCTCAATTTCGAGATGGGCCAGGAGGGGCCTGCCAACGCCCGCCTCCAGCTCGTGGCGCAAGGCGAGGAGCGTTTCGCCGCGACGGTTGACGGCAGTCCGGACGCCTTCTCGCTGCGCCGCTTCAGCCAGGGGCGCGGCTTCATCCGGCGTGGTGGCCAGCCGCTCGCGGGCGTCACCGGCGGCAGTCTGACTTTCTCGAACAACCTCGAACGGGTGCGGGTGATCCGCGAGGACGGCAAGATCGAGGCGGCCGATCCCACCTTCGCGTCCGCCGAAGGCTCGATGTCGGTGCGCTTCGACGGCGCGACGCTTGTCGCCGAGGCCGCCAATGGCGATCCCGTCGCACTGGATTACGGCTTCACTTTCCCCGAAGGCTACGCGCTGCGGTTCGAGCTGCCGCGGGTCTTCCTCCCCAAGCCCAAATACGCCGTCTCCGGCCCCGGTGGGGTCGAGGCGAGCTTCGACTGGCGCGCCGCCTTCGACGACAGCGAGGGCACCATGCTGCGCGCCCATCTCCTGAACGACGTCACCAGCTACGCATGAGGATGCATCCATGATCCGTCTCGATCTCTCCCGCGAGCCGCGTTGGCTTGATCTCGGCCACGGTGTGCGCATGCACGTCGGTCCGCTCACCACGGCGCTGATGGCCGCTGCCCGCAGCGACCCGGCGGTCACCAGCCTGCCCGAAGGGGCATCGAACGAAACCATCGCGGTCGCCATGGCCAAGGCGCTGGCGCGGCTCGTGGTCGAGGACTGGGAGGGCGTCGGCGACGCAGACGGCAATCCCGTTCCGGTCAATCCGGAAGGGATCGACGCGCTGCTTGATATCCTGCCGCTCTTCGAGGCCTTCCAGCTGCGGTACGTCTCGAAGGGTCTGCTGCTGGGTGAAGAAAAAAACGGCTCCGCGCCCTTGCCGAATGGCATTTCAGCGGGGGCGACCAGTATTGCCGATCCTGTCATGTCAACACAGGGCGCATCTGCGGCGAGTGTCCAGCCGTCCTGAACCGCCCCCATACCCTCGAAGTCTGGCAGGTCTGGGATCTCGCCTTGCGGCTCACGGGCCAGCTGCGCGCTATCCCCGGCGCAGTCCTGGGGCTCGACATGACCGCCGCCCTCGCGATCGCCGAGGCGCTCGGGCTCAACACACTGATCTGCGCGGAGCTGTTGCCGGACATCGAGGCAATGATGGTGCGCGGCCTCAATGCGCAAATGAAGGCTGAACACGATGGCTGAGAAAAGGGTGTCCGTGCGCCTTGCCGTCGTCGGCGGCCGAGAGGTTCGCGCCGAGCTGCAGGGCATCGGCGATGCGGGCGAACAGGGCATGCGGCGCCTGTCCCGCGAGATGGATGCGGCGAACACGCGCGTCGCCGCCTTCTACCGACGGGTTCAGATAGCTGCCGCTGCGGCGGCGGCGGCGTTTGCAGCCGGCGCGGCGGCGATGATCCGCTCCGGCCTGCAAGTCATCGACAATCAGGCCAAGCTCGCCGCTTCGCTCGGCACGACGGTCGAGAGCATCCAGGTGCTGGAGCGCGCCGGTGATCTTGCCGGCGTCTCCATGGGCGAGATCGAACAGGCGACCATCCAACTGACCCGGCGCCTGAGCCAGGCGGCAGCCGGAACCGGAGCCGCGGTCGGCGCGCTCGAACGTCTGAGGCTCACCTCTCAGGAACTGCAGCGCCTTCCCCTCGACCAGCGCATCGCCGCCATCCAGGAGGCCCTCGCCCGCTACGTGCCCGAGGCCGAGCGTGCGGCGGTCGCCTCCCAGCTCTTCGGCGATCGCGCCGCGCTCACCTTCCTGCGCATCGACACGGCGACGCTCAGGACGGCGACGCAGGACGTGCGGGACTTCGGGGTCGTGGTGTCGCAACAGGACGCGGCCCAGATCGAGCGCACCAATGACGCTATCTCTCGCCTCGGTCTGATCTGGCGTGGGGTCTCGAACCAGCTGGCGGTCGCCGCAGCGCCCGCCTTGGAAGCTGTCGCGGACGCGCTCGCTGCCATGGCGCGCACCACCGGGCCGCTCGGGCAGGCCATTCGGCTTCTGTTCGACAATCTCGGCCGGCTTGCCTCGATCGCCGCCGCATTCGCCGCCCTGATGGCGGGACGCTTTGTCGCCAGCATGGTGGTGGCGGCCGTCTCGGTCCGTGGGCTCGCCACTGCGCTCGTTTTCCTGCGCGGCGCGATCATTCGCACCGGGATTGGCGCGCTGGTCGTGGCGGCGGGTGAGCTGATCTATCAGTTCGGGCGGCTCGTGCAGGCCACGGGCGGCTTCGGCGGGGCTCTCAATCTGCTGGGGGATGTGGCGCGTGAAGTGTGGGACCGGATCGGCCTGCTCGTCGAGGTGCTGAAGAACCGGATCGCCGCAGCCTGGCTCGGCATTCAGGCGAACGTCGCCGACGCGCTGCAAGGCGCCCTCGATGCCGTCGTCGCTTTCGGCAATCGGACCGTCAACGTCTTCCAGGGCACGTTCGACGCCATGGTGGCGATCTGGAGTCGCCTGCCGGCAGCGATCGGCGACTTCGCCATCCGGGCGGCCAATGCGCTGATCGCCGCCGTCGAATGGATGCTGAACGGCGCCACGCGCGGCATTAACGGCTTGGTACAGGGAATTGGCGCCGCGCTTTCAGCGATCGGCATCGAGACCGAAATCAGACTCGTTCCGGATATCGATCTCGGCCGGATCGAGAACCAGTTCGCGGGCGCCGCCGAAGGCGCCGGCACGGCTGCGCGCGACGCCTTCGCGGCCGCCTTCGAGACCGATGCATTTCGCGTTCCGGATCTCGGATTCTCCGCCTTCGCGGAGGATGCCCGTCGCGCCGCCGAGAGCGCCCGCGAAACCGCGAATGCCCTTGGTGAACTTGCCGGCGCGCCGCTGGAGTCGGTCGCCGCGCTCCGTGAGGCAATGGCCGGGGCGAACACCCAGATCGATGAGGCTGCTGCCGCGACGGAGCGGCTCGACACGGCGTTCGGCGCGATCGGTGGCGGCAGTGGCGATGAGGCAGGTGATGGAGCGGGTGGGAGAGGCTCGGCAGGGCGCGCCGCCGCGGCAAGTCGCGAAGCCGGCCGGGAGATCAAGACCGCCGCCGAAGAGGCCGCGACCGGCTGGGCAGCGGCGCGCGAGGAGCTTGCGCGCTACGCCGAGGAAGCCGCGAATTGGGGCAAGGGCCTCGGCAATGCGCTCACCAGCGCCTTCCGGTCGGCCGAAGACGCTGTCGCGAAGTTCGTGACGACCGGCAAATTCGACTTCAAGTCGCTCGCCGATAGCATCCTGGCCGACATCACTCGCATCGCGCTGCGCTCGGCGATCCTCGGGCCCCTCGCCAACGCGCTCGGTGGCATGGGCGGCGGCAGCGGGCTCTTCGGCAATCTGTTCGGCGGGGGCGGCGGCATCCTGTCGGGCATCTTCCACGCGGGCGGCATCGTCGGCGCTCCTGCGCCGCAGCGGCTCGTGCCGGCGTTCGCTTTTGCCGGTGCGCCGCGCCTGCATGGCGGCGGCATGGCGGGTCTTCGTCCCGACGAGGTTCCCGCCATTCTGCAACGAGGCGAGATGGTGCTGTCGCGCTCCCAGCTCGCAGCGATGGGCTCGGCCCGCGAGACGCGCCCTCCCGTGAATGTTGTGATGAACATCTCGACCCCCGACGCGAACAGCTTCCGCTACGCGCAAGGCCAGATTGCTGCCGACGCCGCCCGCGCCATGGAACGGGCGCGGCGTAATCTCTGACGGACTGAACCATGAGCGGATTTCACGAGGTGCAGTTTCCGCCCGACATCTCCTACGGGGCGTCGGGCGGACCGGGCTATTCGACCACGGTCGTCACCACCGTCTCCGGCCATGAACGCCGCAATGCCAACTGGGCCGCTGCGCGAGGCAAATGGAACGTGGCGCATGGCCTCAAGAAGCGCGAGCAGGTCGCGGCGCTGATCGCCTTCTTCCGTGCCCGCAAGGGCCGCGCCTACGGGTTCCGCTTCAAGGACTGGACCGACTACCAGGCGTTCGCGCAGGTTCTGGGCGTCGGCGATGGCGCCAACAAGACCTTCCAGCTCGTCAGGCGCTATGCGAGCGGCGGCGAGATTGAGAGCCGCATCATCGCCAAGCCGGTTCCTGGCACGGTCAAGATCTACCGCGACGGCGTCGAGGCGACATCTGGCTGGACCGTGAACACGGCGACGGGGCTCGTGACCTTTACGACCGCGCCCACGTCCGGCGTCCAGGTGACGGCGGATTTCGAGTTCGACGTGCCGGTCCGGTTCGACAGCGATCAGATGGACATCACCATCGAGACCTATCAGCTCGGCAGCTGGGGCCAGATCCCGGTGCTGGAGATCCGCCCATGAAGTCAACATCGACAGCGCTCGCAACCCACCTGGCAGGGCCGGTGACGACGCTCGCCACCTGCTGGCGCATCACCCGCGTCGATGGCCGGGAGTTCTTCTTCACCGACCATGATCGCGATCTCGTCTTCGACGGCGATCTCTACAAGGCGAGCTCCGGCTATTCGCGCACGGCGATCGCCAACGATGCGAGCCTCAGTGTCGACAATCTCGATGTCGAAGGCGTGTTCGATGACGAGGCCATCACCGAGGAGGAGCTGCGCGCCGGCCTGTTCGATCAGGCCGAGGTGCGCATCTTCCTCGTCAACTGGGCCGATCCTTCGATGGGCGCGCTTCGCATGCGGCGCGGCTGGTTTGGCGAGGTTGTCCTGACAGAACAGGGCGTCTTTCGTACCGAGCTGCGCGGGATGACACAGGCGCTCTCCCAGCGTATTGGCGAGCTTTACAGCCCGGAATGCCGCGCAGATCTCGGCGATCCGCGCTGCAAGGTGCCGATCCACCCGCCCGAGATCCAGCGTTCGACGTCCTATGCGGTGGGCGATACTGTTCGCGTTCGCACCTCCTCGGCGCTCGCGACGATCGGCATTCCCTTCGTCAATCCCGGCTTCGATGCGGGCAATCTCTCCGGCTGGACCGTCGCCTCTGGTTCGGCAGCCGCCAGGACCACGAGCGGCGCGCTTGGTCCGAAGACAGGCACGCATTTCCTTGAAGGCGGCAGCGTCGCCAGCTTCGAGTTGCGTCAGACTATCGATCTCTCCCATGTTCTCGATGAGCCCATCCTCGATGCTGGAGACTACCGCCTGACCGTGGGCGGCTGGCGGGCCAATGGCGGCAGCAACACCGCCGATCAGGGACGGCTGCGCGTACAGCTGCTCGATGAACTGGGGGCCGTGCTCGCCACGCCGCTCGACACCGGCAATGAGGCGATGACCGGCGTCTGGACGCTCCGCCAGGTCGCCGACGCGCTGGTGCCGCTGGGTACCCGGCAGCTGCGCGTCATCTTCAACGGCACGAGGGTCAGCGGCTCGGTGTGCAATGCCGCGCTCGACGCCGTCAGCGGCTTCTTCACCGACACGACGACAGGCGTCGGCACGGCGGCAGTGTTCGAGAACCGCATCTACCGTTGCGTCGGCGCGGGCACGACGGCTGCTGACCAGCCAGCCTACGACACTTCCGTCGGCCAGCAGACCACCGACGGAACGGCCGTGTTCGAGGCAATGGAGTCCTGGAGCCGGGCTGGGATCGCCTCCGATGTCGTCGACCGGGCGGTGTTCACGGCTACGATCGACGAGCCGCGCGCGAGTGACGGCTGGTTCGCCGGTGGGGTGCTGACCTGGGAGAGCGGGCCCAATGCCGGGCGCTCGATCGAGGTGAAGGCGTGGACCCAAGCGTCGGGCCGCGTCGAGCTGTTCCTGCCCATGGGTTACGCGATCCGGGTCGGCGACCTCTTCCGCATCCATCCCGGCTGCGACAAGCGTCTCGACACCTGCATCGCCCGCTTTGCCAACGTCCTCAACTTCCGCGGCGAGCCCTACGTGCCGGGCCAGGACGCCATGATGAGCTATCCCGATGCCCGCTGAGATCATCATCCCTAAGAGCATCGTCGCCGAGGCGCGCGGCTGGCTCGGCGTGCCCTGGCGACATCAGGGGCGGACGCGTTCGGGCATCGACTGCGTCGGGTTGGTAGTCTGCGTCGCACATGCGCTGCACCTGTCTGAATATGACAGCACTGGCTACAGCCGCCGCGCTCAGGGACAGGGTTTCGTCGATCATTTCCGGGGTAATATGGACGGCGTCGCCATCCTGGAGGCCCAGCCCGGTGACGTGCTCGTCTTCGCCGACCAGGCCTATCCCTGCCATTGCGGCTTCCTGACCGAGCGGCTCGGCCATCCCCATCTGCTGCACGCCCATGCGACGCGCCGGCAGGTGATCGAAGAGCCCTATGCCGGCGAATGGCCGGACAAGATCAAGTTCGCCTTTCGCTTTCGCCATCCCGGACACTGAACTCTCATGGCCATTCTCGTTGCAGTGGGCGGCGCCGCACTCGGCTCCGCCGTCGGTCTCGGCTGGCAGGCCGGCTGGCTGGTGGGCTCGGTGGTCGGCAGCCTCTTGTTTCCCGCCAAGGGACAGAACGTCACGACCGAGGGCCCGCGTCTCGGCGATCTGACCGTCTCATCCTCCGCCTATGGCGCATCGATCCCGATCGGCTACGGCACGCTGCGCATGGCCGGCAACATGATCTGGTCGTCGGGGATCCGCGAACAGCAGAACGTCACCCGCACCCGCTCCGGCGGCAAAGGCGGCGGCGGGCGCAGCACCCAGACATCGATCAGCTATTCCTATTTTGCGTCGTTCGCGCTCAGCTTCGGCGAGGGCCCGGCCGAGGACGTGCTGCGCATTTGGGCCGACGGCAAGCTGATCTACGACAAGACCGGATCGAGCCCCGACGTCGCCAAACCCAATCTGCGCTTCCGCTTGCATCGCGGCAGCGAGACCCAGCTGCCCGATCCACTGATCGAGACCCATGTCGGCGCAGGCCGTGCGCCGGCGCATCGCGGGCTGTGCGTCATCGTCTTCGAGGACCTGGCGCTCGCAGACTTCGGCAACCGCATCCCGAACATCACGGCGGAGATCACCTATCGGCGCGCCGCGCAGCAGCCCTACCAGCTGATGGATTTCATCACGACGGGCGAAGGCGGATATTTCGGGTCCTACCAGATCAGCGACCTCGCCATCGATTGGCGGCGCGGCTACGGTTACTTCGTCTCGTCGAGCAGCAACGCCCAAGCCGCCGGTATTCGCCGCTTCAATCTGCGCACCATGGCGGAGGACCGCCAGGCGCGGATGACGGACGTTGCCGCCGTCACGCCCAACAATTTCCCGAGCACGCTGTTCTGCGGCGAGGACGGTCACCTTTACCTGACGGTAGGCTCGGGCAACTCGCGGCCGATCATCCGGGTCGAGCCGAATGCGCTAAAGGAAGTGGGCCGCTTCGGCTTCACCAGCACCGGCCTTTCCAACACCACGACCCGCTTCGTGACGACGACCTGGTTGGGCATGATCTCGGCCTACGGTCCGTCCGGTCGCGTCGATTTTCTGCTGACCGGCTCGCTGTTCAACGACATCGGGCTCTTGCGCGCCGACAGCATGGGCTACGTCTGGGGCGCCGGCCAGACGGTGACGGAATCCCGCGTGCGGGGCGCAATCGGCGGCGCCGTCGGTGAGGGTTATGGCGATGGCTGGATCCTGGCGAGCGCGACATCGAGCAGTCTGAACCACACCAGCCTCGGGCTCTACCGCATTCGGGTTTCAGCCTTCGCGCAGTATGACGGTCTCACCGGCCAGTCGCTCGGCGTCACCTTCGAAAAAGTGGCGAGCTTCACGCCTGCGCAGATCGAAGCTGGCGCGACGGGGTTCTACAGCGATGCGGGCGGACTGACCTACGACGCCACCGACGACAGCGTCATCTTCCAGATCACGATGTCGAACGGCGGCTCGGCCGGTACGATCTATGCGATCAAGTGGCGCGCCGACACCGGGATCGTCTGGAAGACGGCGGTCCCGCACAAGATCAACTACGAAGGCCCGTTCTTCGGTCAGAGCCGCTTGCGGGGCCAGCGCTGGACGCTGATGCGCTCGACGCGCGTCGTCCAGCTCGACACGGCGACGGGCGCCATCATGCTCAATGAGATCTGGCCGGGCGCGGTCAGCGAACAGGGCGCACAGGTCTACGACGCCGTCACCGACACCCATCTGGTGCGCGGCAGTAGCGGCTGGGCCCGGCTGTTCCTCAATCGCGGGGGTGGCGAGGGTGAGGCGCTGTCGTCCATCGTCGCCGATCTCTGCGGACGCGCCGGGTTGGGGCTCGCCGACATTGACGTCGCCGAGCTCACGCCATCCGTGCCGGGCTACGTGATCGGGCGGCAGACGACCGTGCGCGGATCGATCGAGCCTCTGGCGCAGGCCTATTTCTTCGATGCGGCCGAGAGCGATGACACCCTTCGTTTCCGCAACCGCGGGCGCACGCCGGTCGCCACGATCCCGGCCGAATATCTCGTGCCGCTCGACAGCCAGACGGGCGAAAGCTGGCGCGAGCGCCGCACGCAGGAGGTCGAGCTGCCCGAGCGCGTCGCCGTCGTCTACATGGACCGGGACGCCGACTATCAACAGGGCACGCAGAGCGAGAAACGCGCATCACTGCCGCTGCCCACCATGCATTCGCGCAATCAGGCCAGCCTCGAGCTGGCGCTTGCCATCGACGCCACAACGGCCAAGCGCATCGCAGCCAAGACGCTCTACAGCGCCTGGATCGAGCGCAGCGCCTACGAAGCCGAACTGCCGCCAGACTGGCTGCGGCTCGATCCGACCGACGTGGTGGATGTGGTCTTCGCCACCGGATCGACCTTCCGGACGCGGATCAACCGTCTCGATGTCGGCGCGGACTTCTCGCTGGCGATAAAGGGCGTCTCGGAGACCGCCGCCACCTATGTGTCCTCCGTCATCGCCGATGGCGGCTCGGGCAAGCCCGTCCAGCTGGTGGGCGCGAATGCTGCAACACGGCTGATCCTGCCCGATCTGCCGCTCCTGCGCGACGTCGACGACTCCGGCGGTGCGGGCTCGCGGATCTACTATCTGATGGCGGGGTTCGGCGGCCCCGGCTGGCCCGGAGCCGCCCTCTATCGCAGCGCCGACGGCTCCGCATGGGCACAAGCCGGGCGGGCCCTCAGCGAAGCAGCCTGGGGCGCCACGGCGAACGCGCTGGGCAGTCCACGCTCGCCGTTCGGCACCGACGAGGAGAACAGCCTCACCGTCTTCATGACCACCGGCGGCGAGCGCTTGGAGAGCGTCACGCAGGAGGCTCTGGTCAATGGCGCCAATGCGGCCCTCGTGCTGAAGGCCAATGGCGAGCCCGAGATCATCCAGTTCCGTGATGTCACGCTGAACCCGGATGGCTCCTACACGCTCACCGGCTTGCTGCGCGGCCGACGCGGCACGGACGTCTTCGTCGATGGCCATGCGGCAGGTGAGGTCTTCGTGCTGCTTGATCCTGATGACGTCGAGACGCTTGTCACGGCGCTCGGCGATCTCGGACTGCCGCGATCCTGGCGCGCCGTCGGCTTCGGCACGCTGTTCGAGGATGCCGAGACGTTTCTTCAGAGCCACTCGGGCCGCGACCTCAAACCTTATGCGCCCTGGAACGTCCGCGCGGTGAAGACCGGCAGCCCGGCGAACATCACGCTCTCCTGGATCCGTCGCACCCGCATTGGCGGTGAGCTGAAGGACGGGACCGGCGTGGTGCCGCTTGGGGAAGCCAGCGAAGCATATGAGGTCGACATCCTCGATGGTCCCGGCGGTGCGGTGAAGCGCACGCTCACCTCGGCGAGCCCCAGCGTCGTGTACGCGAATGCCGACATCCTGGCCGATTTCGGCGCGGTTCCAGCCTCGCTCTCGGTCGCCGTCCATCAACTGAGCGCCGTCGCGGGTCGCGGCTTCCCGCGCGCCGTCACTTTGGAGATCCCCTGATGCCCAGCCCGAACCTCGCCGTGACCCATGTGGCGGCCGCCCAGAACCAGAAAGAGGTCACGATCAATGACGCGGTCGATGCCCTCGATAACGCAATGAACCGGGCGCTGTCGCTGGCGATGGGCGACGCCAACGTCACGCTGACCAGCACGCAAGCCAACCGCAATGGCCTGATCGTGCTCACGGGCACGCTGACGGCCACACGCGTCCTGACGCTGCCCGCCAACCATCGGCGCCTTGCGATCCGCAACGCGACGAGCGGTGGCCACGAGGTCCGCGCCAAGTATGCCGGCTCAGGCGCCGAGGTCATCATCGTGCCCGGCGGCACTGTGCTGGTGCAGGGAAATGGCAGCGATCTCTTCGGGGTCGGCGGTGGCGCAGGAACGCTGAACGACCTGACCGACGTTTCCGCTGGCGGCGCTGTCGCCAGCGACGTGCTCCAGTTCGATGGCGCGACATGGTCGGCAGGACGCGTCGGCATCTTCCAGCGGGCGCTGCTGCCGTTCCGGGGCGCTCTCGTGCAGCGTTCAACCGACATCGCCACAGTCAGCCCGCCGATCCTGATCCCGTGGCAGGCATCCGTCTATGACAGCGAAGGCTTCTGGGCCGGAGGGACGCCCGAGCGTCTGGCGATCCCTGCTGGCTCCGGCATCACCAAGGTCAGGCTTCTCGGCTCTATCGCCATGAAGGCGAGCGCCACCACCGGCGGCGTTTATCTGACCTTCGACAAGAACGGCGCCGGAGAGCCGATCGGAGCCGCGCCCTACACCGTGCGCCAGGGCTCGTCCGGCTACACCAACAACGACTTCTCGACCTTCTCCGCAGTCCTGCCCGTGGTCGAAGGGGACTATTTCCAGCTTCGGGTGAACTTCACCAACAACAACTGGAACTCTATCCTCGCCGGGGCGCGTACCTGGTTCGCCATTGAGGTGGTCGAAACCCAGGATGCCGCCGACCCACCGGCCGACCTGACCGGGTTCAAGATGGGCCAGCCGAGCGCCGATGAGATCCTCATGCGGGTACCGATCGCCCGGCGCACGCGGATGAAGGTCGATCTTGCCGGCAGTCAGGGCGTCGCGGGAGCGGCGGCCACTGCGCAGACGGACTTCGACATCCGGCGTAACGGCACGAGCTTCGCCACCATGCGCTTCGCTGCGGCGGGAAGCGTCGCCGATTTCATCGCCGCCACCGAAACCGTGCTGGAGCCGGGTGACGTCCTCAGCGTCGTCGCCCCCGCAGCGCCGGACGCAACCCTGGCCGATATCGGCTTTACGCTTGCCGGCACGCTGGTCGTTTGAAGCACCGGCCGAGGACCGCACCCATGGACCGAAAACGCGACATCGGCAGGCTGATCAGCCTACCGAGCGACGAATTCGAGGCACTGCTGGAACGTGCCGCCGAAACCGGCGCCCGCCGTGCGCTGCATGAGGTCGGGCTCGACGGGACGGATGCGGCCGAGGACATCCGCGATCTGCGATCGCTGCTGGCCGGGTTTCGGCTGGCCAGGCGAACAGCCGTGCAGACCGCCGTTCGCGTCATCACCACCGGCATTCTGCTCGCCCTCATGGCGGGCATCGCCATCAAGCTGAAGCTGTTCGGCAAAGGCCCCTGAGCGGCGCTTCCGATCCTCAACCCATCAACCCGCCGTTCGGCGGGTTTTTTTATGCCTGGAGACCTGCAATGACCACGATTTACTACAAACACTGGCGCGATGTGCCGACCACTCGCTGGCGCTGGAAGAACTTCTCGCCCGCCGAAATCGCCTGCCGTGGCACCGGTTCCGTGCGCATCCACGAAGACGCGCTCGACAAGCTCCAGGCGCTCCGCGACAGGCTCGGCAAGCCACTGATCATCCGCTCGGCCTATCGCAGTCCGACCCACAATCGGGCGGTCGGTGGCGCTCCGAAATCAAAACATCTCGACGGCACGGCGTTCGATATCGCCATGACCAATCACGACCCAGTGGCCTTCGAGGAGGCCGCCCGAGCAGTCGGCTTCAAGGGCTTCGGCTTCTATCCGCGGTCGGGCTTCATGCATATCGACCTTGGGCCCGCTCGGCAGTGGGGTGAGCGGTTCCCAGTCCGCGAGGCGGCCTTCGCCATGGAGGCGCCGCCCGCGCGCGAGGTGCTGGCTGAGAGTCGCACGTTGAAGGGCAGCGGTGCGGCCGGTGTGGCGACGATTGGCGCGGCGGGCGTCGAGGTGGCGCAGAACGTCCTGGCCGAGACCCAGTCCGCCATTCTGCCGCTCGTGCCCTACCTCGACACGCTGCGCTGGGTGTTCATCGCCGTGGCGCTCGCCGGCGTCGCGGTCGCCATCTACGCCCGCATCGACGACTGGAAGCGGGGGCGGCGATGATCTCTGCACTCCTGACCGGGATTGCCGCCAGCCCATGGGCGCGGGCGGCCCTGCGCTACGGCGCCATCGCGCTCGCCGTGCTCCTGTTCCTGCTTGCGCTGCGGCGATCGGGCGAGCGTGCGGGACGTCTCGCCGAACGCTTTGAGACCACGGAGAAGGCCAATGAAGTTCAACGCCGGATGCTCGACGCGGCGGCTCGCCGCCCTGGCGATCGTGACGATCTCGCTGACCGCCTGCGCGCCGGGCGGTTCTGAGCCGCGGGTCGTTACCGTCTGTCCGCCCGTGGTGGAGTACAGCCGCGAGTTCCAGGCCCGCGCGGACGACGAACTCGATCTTCTCCCGGAGGAATCGGCGATCACCGAGATGCTGAGCGATTATGCCGTGATGCGGGAGCAGGGCCGCGCTTGCTCTTGA